CAATATAACATCATCACCAATCTTGATCGCTGATTTTGCAGGTTCATTTCCCCAATAAGCCATTAGGTAATCTCCATAAGCGAGAGCGTGCAGTCCATAGAACTTGCTGCACTAGCATAAGCCTTTAATATATCACTAGCCTCCATTACGATCTTATTACCAGACATCATTTCCAAAGAACTTCCAGAAGGAACTGGTGCATTTTTCATTAAAGTAACATTATCTCCATCGTTATTAGTTAATGAAACCGTTGCAGTTATTGAAGACGATGCTGTAGTATTCGCCAAGGTTACTCCGATTAAAACCGCAGTAGTGCTACTTGGACAAGTATATATTGTACTTGGAGATCCAGAAGAACCCGATACATTTAATTTCGTCTTTACTTTAAAAAGATTAGCCATAATTTCTCCTTATCATCCAAGCGCAACTGACATAGCAACTGCATTAGCTAGAGCATCTGATGCTGCCGTCGTACTGTCTTTTATTTCTTGTATATTACCTGATGAGTCCTCAAAAAAGAGCTTTTTATCAACAGTATTAATAGCTAACTCACCAGGAACAAGATCATCTGCATCTGGAGAGCCAGTTCCGCTAGTTTTTCTTTTTAATTGAACTATATTAGCCATTAACTATAAGCTCCACCATCTATTACTGCTCCATCTACACTAGCACATTTAATCCCTGCAAGAACATGATCTGCATTTGAAGTATTAACTGTTGTTGTTGGTGCTGCACTATTATTTTTAAAAAATGTGAATACGTGTGAATTGTCCTGGTCAGAAAACATTCCAAGATATTTAGTCCCACTAGATGCATATGTACCATATATCCCAATATCAACTGCATCACTACCAGTATTGGCTTTTGCAAGTGCGATTAAAGGATCTTCCACAGCCAGAGTTTCAGCATCGACTGTTACAGTGGTTCCTGATACGGTCAAATTTCCTGCGATAGTAACATCTGCTGGAAGACCAATCTGGACTTGATTACCTGAAACAACAGTATTTACTTCATTAGCAGTACCAACAATATCAATGGTTTCACCCAAAGATACTGGGTCATCAGTTCCACTATCAGCTCCAAAAGTAATAGATGAATTCGTAAGTTTTGCATTTGTGATTGAACCTGCTAAATGAGCATTATCTACCGCGCCAGCGGCAATTTCAGCACTATCGACTGCATCGTCAGCCATTTTAGCGTTAGTTATTGCGTTATTAGCAATCGTTACAGAGCCAGCAGCAGAAATTGTAACATCTCCACCTACTGCTTTATTGTCCCAGCTATTTGTCCCATCATATATCGCTATATGACCAGCCTGAGGGGAATTGATTACAGTATCAGAAAGCTCAGAAAAAGCATCTGCTGTAGCAACTTGAGTATCAACATATGCCTTAATACTTTGCTGAGTAGCAAGCTTAAGAGCACTGTTGCTGGACATATTATCCTCGTCCAGAATTGGAGCTCCAATCCAGTTTGGGGTAGTTGCGTCTGAAGCGATCCAAAGTCTTGAATCACCAGTATTGTAAAGAGGTTCACCAGCGGCATGTCCACTATTTCCAGGGACTCCAGAGGATTTTCTCTTGAATTGAATAGTATTAGCCATTAGTATGTGCCTCCATCTATTGTTTTATTGTTTAATGATTGTGCTGTAGCTACATCTACGATATCATCCGAATCAGTACCTCCAACCAATATTCCATCTAATTGATTAAGTTCTGTACCACTTGCTGTTATCAGCGTGGTATTTAACTTTAATCCTTTTGTTGACCCATCATGAGTCGCAATTTTTATATTATCTGTGCCAATTTGAAGAGCAGATTCAGTCCCGTCTCCATCTAAAAGCGCGCTTTCCGACGCTCCAACTCCACCATCAACGTGGGTAAGTTGTTTAAATGTTGAACTTATTGTTTCTCCTACTAAAGTTGTTGCCATATATGCCTCATATAATTGCGTAAGGAGCTTTGTCCATTACTCTTCTCATCCCACCGAATCTATTCTTCTGATATGTATATACCAGTCTTTTAAATTCATTCATGTGGAAATTTCGTTTTTCATAATTCATTTCATTCTCTGCAAATTTTCCTTTTAGATATTCAACTGCTGCTAAACAAAGTTCTTCAGAAATATCAATAGGATCATCTTCACTATCAGGAACACTTGGTAAAGCTGAATATTCAAGCATTAATCCATCTTCTATAAGAGCAGATGGACTTTTATAAACAGAAGTTTCTTTGTCTTTTTGCAGAATCGCAAGATTTGCACCGCGTAAATAATATTTAAAATTTATAGCCATCAGGTTAAGTCCTCATCTACATTTGGAGTATCAAGAACTCGTTGTATTTTTACATATTCAGCTTCTTCTGCATCATAAATCATTACATCTTTTAAAGATACAAAGTTATCTGGGAAAGAGTAATATCGCTGGTCCTTAACTATATCAGCTTTAGACGCAACTACATTATCTTCGATCATCATATTTATTTCTCTCATAGCATCTTTTAAGTATGCAATTGCATATCCTTGATTAGTACTTCCAGCTCTTTCCATTAATTCTTTAAGTTTCATTCTGAACCCCACTGATATTCTACCTGACCCCAGATCCTGTTATTATTATCTTTCCATAATAAGTATGCAAAATGCTTCCAAGTCAGATCTGGAGTTGTTGTTGATGTATCATAGCTTGTATTTGGACTAACTTGAGAAGTTGTAGACCAAGTAGTGCTAGGAGTTGTTTCTGTTTCAGACCAACTCATATTAATCTATAACCGCATATTCTACAGCTATTGTTTCAGCCCCAGAAGAAATAAGCCCAAATCCCATTCCACTCCCTAAAGCAGGAACTTTTGGTAAAGCAATTGCTCCACCTGGGCTTATTCTACAAAATTCTTTAAAATTTCCATCTGAATATTCTAATTTTACAATTAAATCAATATTTGCAGTAGAAGCAGTTCCTAAAGTTTCTGCGTCTGCTCCATATTGATACCCAGTATGCTTTATAAATAACACATCACATGCATCATTAGCTGCAATTACTAATTCAGATCCACCAGAAACTGGACAATTACCATAAGCAACTGTTCCTTCAGAAAATCCTACTACAGCTATATCTGCTGATCCCGTTACGACAGAATCACTACCGCCTAATGTTTTGTTTACATCGCCCTCTATAACATCTTGAGCAGCATATTTACCTGCAACGCCCGCAATTGTTCTAACTGGGGTTACGCTAACTGCGTACTCTACTCTGTTCGCCATCTTGTTGTCTCCTTATTAAAAATGGTTCAAACCCCTTCTCGTATTGCTCTCTAACCATTGCATATTGTTTTTCATACCATTGATATTGAATTTGTTCTTTTTGCATTTTAGCATTGAACTCAGCTATATAAGTTTGAGCTCTTGCTTGATAATCTTGAAGTGAAGACCCAAATCTTTGTAGCTCAACCTGATTCTTTGCAGCATCATGCTGTAATTTAGCTCCTAATTCAGCTGCTTCAGCTTGAGTAAAAGAAGTTTGCCTTGAAATATCTGCTGAATACTTCTGAATAATAGAACCAACTTTAGCTTGATACTCATTTAAATTTTCTTGTAGATCTGCCTGCCATTTAGCAAACTTATAATTTAAGTTCTCAAGAGTCCATTCCTGAACAACAGCATTTAACTGTGCTTGATACTGCTGAACTTGAGTGCCATATCTTTGCAATTGAGAATTGTACTCACTTGCTTCTTTTTCAAGCCCTTTTGCTTTATTTTGAAGATCTATATTAGTTGAAAGACTCATTTCCTGTATTCTTCTTTGGATCTCTTTTTCAAATTCATTAACAGACTTTTGAAATTGGATCTGATATACAGCATTTTCTTTATTAAAGGTATTTAAACTATCTTGAATTTTAGCACTGAATTCAGTTACTTTTTGTTGCTCTTCAGATAACTTTGACTGAGCAAGTTCAATATCTTCATCTGTCTCAATCAATGAAGTTATCTTTGTAAAATTTATTTCCTTCATTATTGGAGGAGTATAAGTAGGCACAGCTGTATCAAATGTTATTGATTGATCTTCATACGATCCTTGCAATGCTGCATCCGTATAAATGAAAGAAGGTGCTCCAGGAGGAGTTGGAATAGCGTCTATTGCACTATTCGAAGAAGAAAGATCTAATGCATCAATTGATGGGTCGGCTATCGAGACATACTCGGGTAGAGATACGTCGCCAACTGCAGTTACTGCCGTCATTTCGTCACTTGTAACTCCAAAAGACAACGTAGGTTGAGGAGGTGTAGAAGGTAAAGAGAGTACCAAGCCCGACAGACCCGTGTAGCCGACCATCTTTTCTTGTAAAGATTTCATAGCAGCATAATTAACAACTAAAAAGATTAGGCTAGTTGGAAAATTAGTAATTGTACTGCCATTTAAATTTGCCAGGGTAGTATAGTCTACTTGACTGATAGTGAAGTCACCTGTTGGGAGAATATAGACTTTTTGGTTTAAGTAATACCATTGAGGATAATTGTTTGTAGCTTTTTGCAAAGAATCGGATTCAGCAGCTGCAAATCTTTTATCTGGGGAGATTTCAGTTGCCGCTTTGCTTGCTCTTGCAACACTAATAATATGTTTTCTATCTGAAACGGCTCCACTGTCAGTAGGCGAAATTTCAGTTGTAAACATATATGATAAATCAGGATCTATTGCAAGAAGCTTGTCAGTAACTGATCTTACCCCATCATTAACCCATTGCAATTCATTTGTAGACGTACCTGCTAATGCTCGAACTTGTGTTTGTAAACTTGCCATATTATTTCCTTTTGATTAGTGGAGGAACATGTAAAAACAGAGGTTCCTCCTTAAGAATCATTATTTCCAGATAGCGTGCGCTTCAGGCATAACTATTTCCATACCGCCTTCGGTTTGGATTAAGTCAATGCGTCTGTCAACACCCGTGTTCTCTAGACTTTGAACGCCAACATAAACCGCTGTATCGCGATTAACACCGTTACCGACCAATGGTCGCCAAGCTACGTGCTTCAAGTTGACAGCCAAAATTCTGACTGGAGAACCATCTAAATGAATATTGCGAACAACATTCATATCACCATATGGAGTTGAGATCTGAGTTACTGGTAGACCAAATAACTTTTTCTTGCCTGTTACAGCAAAATCAAATCTAAACTGATCACTAATTTCAACGTCATTCTTTTGAAAGCCGCCTAATTTATGTAACCAATTATAGGTCGCAGTATCACACATAAACATAGTAGCGTTTGAGCTATTATATCTAGGATCCATGAAGGAACTCATATTTTCCAAGAAATCATCTGATGTAGTTCCATCAGTTGTTAGATCAATGGAAAATAGGTTTCCACTAGAAAGAACATAATCAACGATACCAGCGGTATAACGTACACCAGCGGAATCCTTCTGCTTAGAAGAAAACAAGATATCTGTTTCAATATCCCATTTATGTTCGATTAGTTTGTTCTTCCAAACACGTGCCCATTCATCGCGAGCTAATTTTAACTCGGTTGCGCGAGCAGTATTTGTCATCTGCATGGTTGTCTTCCAGATTTGAGTATAACCTACTACATCCTTGTAAGGTGTATCTTTGTAGGTATCTGGGAAACTAGAACCTTCTGCATGTGCAGAACCGACAACATAGCATTTGTCTTTTTCTACATAAGCAGTTGTTACGACAGTATCCCATGTATTTCCACTAGCTTCATGCTGTGCGCCAGCCAATACAGTGTGATCGTGCGCAGCTAATGCTGCCGCAGAAATCCCACGAATTATTTGACATTTAGCATATACAGATTCAGCGTCTGCACCAGCATCAGGAGTATCTATTGCCGTGATTTTAGCCATGACATAGTCATCGGTATAAACCGTAGGAACTGTTTCATCCGCAACATTTGCAGCTGTAACTAAACGTACTGGAATTTTAACAATCTGATTTACGAGAAAAAAGATTGGTTTTGTTCCAGTTGCACCTACTGCAGTACCAGTTTGTCCAAGGATATTCTGTACATTGCCAGCAGATAGATAATCTGTTTGGAATTTAACATTGACTACATCATCCAATTGCAATTTTGCATCTGAAAATTCATGATTGATGTATTCGTTGTCGTTGTCGCTAGAGCCAATGACTCCACCGTCTAGATCCAATGCTACTGCATAAGCATAACGCTTGTGCCACATAGATCTTTGTTCCAGAGTTTTAAACTCTGGGTCTGTTGTTGCTTTTTTAGCAACTTTGCTCAATACTCTAAAAAATGGAGTTTGATCAGGTGACAATTCTGATACACGATCAGAAAAGTCATACCGTCTCCTTAGATCACCAGTATTAAAACCAGATTCGACCTGAGCCTGAGCATGTGTTGATAATTGTAAAGGATTATCAGCCATGAGGTTTGCCTCACTTTCGTTTTAATTAAATAGAGGCACTATTTTTTATTCCACTAAGTGAATAAGCCATCCAAACCAGAATCCACATCTTTCAGAGCATCAAAGACTTCGTCTTCGTGTTTTCTCTCTGTTTTCACTGTATTCTTATTTGATACGCTTGCTGGAATACTCCTTACGGATTTCATCTGTTTCAGCATGTCCTCTTTTGCACCTTTAACAACCTTCTGGTCCCTCTGACCACGATTTTTCAAATAATAAATATCTTCCAACGATGTTTCGTGCTCATTAGCCCAATCCATCATTGAAGAATATTCTTGATCTGAAATCTCATTTCTATCTTTAAACTCTCTCGCTTCACGCACTTGTTTCTGTTTAAGAGTTTCCTCTTTACGAACATTGCGGTCATGCTCTAACTGATTATTGACACGACGATCTACAACGCCTGAAATAGTGTACTCCAAAGCTTTTGCGCTTTGGGAGCCTGGACTAGAAACAGCGTCATCTAGATCAAATACGAAATCCTCTGGGAGATTAAGTGCCTGCCTTACATCTTTAGGTTCATTACCTTTTTCGATGTATTGTTGTATTGCATTTACCATTCCCGTGTCTTCTTTCAATCGCTCGATTAGGGGTTGATACTGGGATACACCATCAAGCTGCGATTTTAAACGCTGTGCCTCTGATGATGAATCTTTATATCTTTTCTCCCAATCGTGCTGGTGATCGTCTGGTTGTGCGTCAACACTTGGGTCAGCTTTTTGCTGAGTTTCCTGTTCTTCGACTTCTCCGACTGTATCGTCATCAAGAATCATCCCGTTCACCTCACGGTCTAATGATTCGAAAAAGTCACCAGAGTCCTCAATCCCGCCATCTTCTAAATTCAGATTAACATCTGGATTCAGTTCTTCGGCTGGAGCTGAGGAGTTACTTGGTTTATTCTTTTCTGCCATTTTTGCTCCTTGACTGTTTATCTTTTTGAAGCTCAATTTGAGCTTTTTGCTTCTGAATATCCGCTTCGGCTTTAGCTTTATCAGCGGTTAGAGCCATTTTGCCCTGCGCTTTTGTTGCACCTTTGCGAATTTCTGTTTCTACTGAACGTATCTTGTCTTTAATACCAGCTTGTACTAATTGACGTTCAAGCGTTTCAATAGTACCGTCTTTATCTTTGACTTGTTCTTCCAAAGCCTCAACGGCTTGCTGCAATTGTTGATACAAACTCTTACGTTTAGCTATCGCTGTTTTATCCTTAATATCCGTCTCAGCGAGAACTGCAAGATCATCAACAACTCCGAGCTTCATCAGTTCTTTTAATTCCGCTAGATAAGCCCAGCGGTTTACAGGTAATGTGCTACCTGCTACAATTCTTACATCAAATTTTGCTGTTGAATAGTCATTCCATTTTCCAATTGCTTCTCCCATGTCATTAAAGATTGGAATGTTAATTTCAACTTCCCTTTCTTCTTGCAGAGCATTGGGTTGAACTATTCTAAATACCTTATGAGCCTGATATACAGCCTGTGAATATTCTTTTACAACTTCACCTAACTGTTTAAGGGCTGGCTCTATACTGCTTTTTAACCATTGTTTTACTCTTCGAGTTCCATATTCATCTAACGCAAGCATTCCTCGGTATGTTTCATGTTGCTGCTGCGTATCTCCTTGAGCAGAGGAATAAACTCCAGCAAGATATTCCATATC